ATTGACTGTCATATCTGATGGACTAAAGAACGCTTTATTCAAGTTAGCATTTCTAATAAGTGTTACACCATGACGGTTGAAGTAGTTGGCAATCAACTGTTCAGCGTTGTAGTTGTATAACGGTTCCTTGCTTTCTCCATCTACTAAAGGGTTTCCGTCCTTGTCCTGTAGGAATCCAATAGACCATTCACTAAAGAATCTTGTACCCCAATAGTCTCTTGTCAATGGTTCACCCTCAGCGTTTAGTTGTGGTTTTCCATCCTTGTCGAGAACTTCCTTTTCAGTAAGCCATCTCATGAATACTGGCTCAGCTAGACCCTTTACACCCTCATACTCAGGTTTGAATTGATATCCCTTTTTCTTGATTTCATTGAATGATACATAGCCACCCTCATGGTTCAGCAAGAAAGCATTAACTAGACAGAATGGCTTCTTACTTGCGTAAGAATATGCATTGATACGTCTATCCCAAGGCTTTTGCCATGGTAAAGTGTTAGTTTCTGTAACTTTTTCGATGATTTTCTCAGCGAGAATCTTGTCGGCACCGTTGCCTTTGAATGTTTTAGTAGTTGTCATTTTTTCTTCCTCCTTGTGCTTGTCTGCACATACATAATGACTCGTATATGTACTCTGCATTTCTAAAACGGACTTGTAACCGTCTATGGTTGCATTACATAAGAGGGGATAAACCCCTCGTGTTAGATGTTCTCCAAGATGTCTTTAATCATTGCAATCCCACTGTCACACTCAACATTGATGTATCTATGCGACATACTGTTATAAGTGACTGTTACAGTCTCAGTGGCTGCATCATAAGCGATGTACTGCATATCTTCATAACGTCTTGTTAACTGGAGAGTAGTTAAAAGAGCATCACAAATAGCTTGTTTGTCTTCCATGTTGTTAGTCCTCACTTTCTAAGCATGATACATAGCTATAGTAGAAACTTTGAGCATTAGGCTCGCCAACTGCATCTAGATAGATAAGAGTGTCGATGACTTCACTTGAATTTGTGTAACAGTCGATGAGTGCTTCATCTTCATTTGTGTAAGCGTGTCTAAGAAATAGATAGTGTGCGAGTGATTCAAATACCTCAGTTTTAGCATTGTTTTTCATGTGTTTTCCTCCTGTACAATGTCTTTCTATTATTGGTGACTATCGAAAGTAGTTAGCTTTCTTCGGTCATAAGTAGGGGCATTTTTGGTAAGTTTGCCCCAAAACTTCCGTAACAATAAATTGATTCAAAATGTGTTTACACCTTGCATTCTCGAACGCTCCAACGAACGTATAACAATATCTCACGACGTGATTACACGTGCCCCATCATCGCATTGTTGAGTGTCAAGGGTAGTCATGTTCACTTAACTTGTATAGGGGGCTTTTTCTCGTTACCCCTCGGACATTCAAACGCTAGCTATACTTATTCACATATCTTTCATAGATACTCAACATGGATACTTCAAATATGCTCACTTGTATAGTTCATGGCGTTCTTGACACTTGTCTCAGCGTGTCTAAATTCCGTGACTATCGACCATCGACCACATGGTCTCAATACCGTGATATGTAGGTTATAAGTTGGTTTGATACAAGCCCCGTTAAGAACTCCTAGACCTCGCCCCAAAGTGGTACTGGCACTATGTAAATACAACCTAAATTTCAAAGAACTTACGTATTTCACTTTCAAATAATTCTCTATAGCTAAATACCTGGCTATATACCGTCTAATACTTGCAATTTACGCAACCATATGCCGAAGTCTCTAATTCGTTGATATGGATTTTAAGGGGTGTTTGTTAACGCCCTTGTCTTTCGACACTGATACAATACACCAGTCGCCAAAGGGCGTCAAGCTTTTTTTGCAATTTTTTTTAAATTATTTTTTTCCGAGATTAAATTTTTTTCTGGAATAAGTGCAAAAAACCGCATAAATAAGCTAAAAAACGCAAAAAAATATTTTTTAAAAAATTTTAAAATTGTGTTTTTTCTTGATTTGTTTCGGGATTTTTGGAAAGTAGTGAAAAAAGAAACAATTTTCACAAAGTGCTTAAATACTATTAATAGGATATAAAGAGATATAAGAGAAAACAGGTATATTACCATTGTGAAAAATAAATATTATTTCACAAATATATTTGTATTGTGAAGAAATAGAAGAAATTCACAAATAAATAGAAAACTGGTAAAACTCAAAATAGGGTGACGTAACGTAACCTTTAAAAAAATGACGTTTGGTCATTTATTTCATTTGTGACAATTGATGATGTTTTCACAAACTACAACTTGTGAAATAACTGAATATTTTCACATGGTTGAAAATGGTAGAATCAGCAATGCAAACCCCAACAAATAAGGCTAATAAGATCGTTGTTGAATATCTCAATGGATAAGTGAACTCGATACGGTTCTATTCTAATCTGATATGAACCCCTATAGCCCCCTTAGAGCTACCACCTAAGCCCCAAGCCCTAAGCATATAGCTATATACCATGCAAGAGGAGAGCCACCCCCCTATAGGGGATTTTGCACCCGTGGGATATGTGGAACGTTATTGTTGTTGTGTGGTTGTTAGTCCCGCAGAGATAATATCCCCCTCAAAATTGCACCCCCACAAAGTTTCAATGGACTGAGTCACAAGTAAAAATCCCTAGTATGAGGGGTATACAAGGAGCACATATGTTCATTAGAAAAGACAACTACATTATCAATACTGACAAGATAGAGTACTTCGCTGAGAGCGACGGGGAATGGATTATGGTTTTACCCGACTTGAGAATCAAAGTCAGTACGGAGACGGTAGAGAAGATAACTAATTCAAAGATAAGAGGTGGAAGAAATGGGAAGACCGCAGAAAAGATTCAACCTAAGTCTAACTCCAAATGAGTTTGAAGATAAGGTACACGAGTATTTTGAGAAGGAAGAGCAGCCTACAAAGGCGGGATTGCTACTGTACTGTGGAATCGGCAAAAGAAAGTGGAACGAACTGAGCAAGAACAGAAAATATGATGATGCTATCGAATACGCACAAGCGATGTTTCAAGACATGTACGAGCATCAGATGATGGATAAGAGTACGGTCACTGGTGCCATCTTCGGATTGAAGAATATGGGATGGAGTGACAAGGGAACAATTGAAGCAGTAGACAGTGGTGCTATTACATTAGAGCAAGCATTGACTGGCGGAAAGATGAAAGCATGAATGAAGGCTTGGGAATTACTCTGAAAGAGTATATAGAGCGATTCATGAATATTCAGACCAAGAGTGGAGAACTTAGACCCTTGGTAATGAACCACGCACAGAATCGTTTCTACGACATATTTAAAGAGCATTACAACGCTGACAAGCCGATGAAGGTTATTATCCTCAAGGCTAGACAGATGGGCTTCTCAACGGTCACGGAAGCGGTCATGACGAGCCTATGCATGACTAATTTCTTTAGAAGTGCGTTAGTTGTAGCACATACGAGTGACAGTAGTACGCATATCTTCGACATGTGCAAGAGATACTACGAGAACTTGCCTAAAGGCTTGAAACCTATGCTCAAGTATTCCAATGCAAAGGAACTGAGATTCGAGAATCCGAGCAAGACAGACGATGAGAGCAAGAAGGGGCTACGCAGCAATATCAGAGTTGCGACTGCGGGGCAAGGAGGACTTGGACGTTCCAATACATTCAACTACATTCACTGCTCAGAGTTAGCCTTTTGGGAGGAGCAAGACGGGCAGACAGTAGCTGACCAGATGACGGGTCTGTTGCAGACACTTCCTCAGCATGGTTTCAGTATGCTTGTAATTGAAAGTACTGCAAACGGTTACAACTACTTCAAGAATCTGTGGGATATGGCAGTAAGTGGCGAATCTGACATGATTCCACTGTTTGTGCCATGGTTTGAAATGGAGGAGTATCGACTTCCATACCACGGAGAAACGCTGACAGAAGAAGAACAGAGTCTCAAGAAAGAGTATGACCTTGATGACGAGCAGATTATGTGGCGTAGAAATGCCATCAGAAACCTATGCGGCAACGATTTAGACAAGTTCCGTCAAGAATACCCAAGCAATCCCGAAGAAGCGTTTATCTTGAGTGGACGACCAGTATTCAATACACAGAAGGTAATGTCACGTATCAGAGAACTTGAAGAACACCCAGTGGCTGGCAAGGTAGGAATGTTCACTGACCAAGGCAATTTCTATGAGACACAAGGTGGATATGTAACTGTCTATGAACCACCTCAGTTCGGTCATACATACTCAAGCGGTGCAGATACTGCGGGAGAAGGTTCAGACTGGTTTGTAGCCTATGTGGTTGACAAGGACCAAGGTGGAAAGATGGTAGCGAAGTACCGTGCTCAGAATGGCGAGAAAATGTTCGTCGAGCAGTACATGAGACTCGGATACTACTACAACTATGCGATGCTTTGTCCCGAAACAAACTTTTCTACCTACCCGACAATGAAGCTTCAAGAGTTCGGATACTTGAATATGTATGTACGAGAGTCGGTAGACCAGTACAAAAAGACACTACAGAAGAAATTCGGCTTTAGAACTACATCACTTACAAGACCGTTGGCAATTGATTTGCTTACTGATGTTGTAAATGACCATCTAGATTTGATTTGTGACACTGATTTCCTTCATGAAGCACTCAGTTTCGTCAAGAATGACAAGGGAAGAGCGGAAGCAGCAGAAGGAGCACACGATGACTGTGTAATGGCGGCTGCGATTACGTACTACACAATGCCACAAGCTGAATATGTACAGAATAATGAGGTATCAGAGGAGTTTGAATACTCACAAGATGACCTCGATTTTATCAATTACGGAGGCTGATATGCAGATTTTACTTATTATCGTATGTTGTGCCATGTGCGGGCTGATGAGCGGTGCATTCATGGGCTTCAAGTCATATAACAAGGGCTATGCAGACGGAAAGGCAGAAGCTCAGAGACTCGTTGACAAGGACGGACTTACAAAAGAGGAAAAAGAACAGTTGAGACAGGTCATCAATGTACTCTCTTGGGGAGGTGGAAATGAAAATTAAGACAACTCCAAGGGCAATTTGGGATGAATATTCCAACGGACAGACATACAATCAGTCACAAGGACTGTATGAAACGGTCGAAAAGAACGAAAAGTTCTATCTAGGCGACCAGTGGAGCGGTGTAAATGCACCAAACCTAATGAAGCCAGTATTCAACCTCATCAAGCGTGTATGTACGTACTATACTGCAATGATTGTATCTGACAATGTAGGAGTAAATATCGAACCGTTTGACACTTCTACACAGAACAAGGCATTCTGCAGCGTTATTTCAAAAGAAATCGAAAAGGTGCTTGAAAGAGACAAGACAAACTTCAAGTGTCGTACAAATATGAAGAACTGTGCAGTAGACGGGGATACATGCATGTTCGTAACATTCGACCCCGATATAGAAACGAACCAAGATGCAAAGGGCGAGGTACGTACCGAGATTATCGACAACACAAACGTCATCTTCGGCAATCCATACAGTATTGACGTACAGTCTCAGCCTTATATTCTCATTGTTCAGCGTCTTTACAAGGACACTGTAAAGGACATGGCAGAAGCATGGGGAGTCTCAAAGGAAGATATCGAGAGCATTCACTCTGATTCTGACCCTAATGGCATCTTGATTAACACGGATTCCAACGAACTGGTTACTGTAATTACAAAGTTTTGGAAGGTAAAGAAGGAAGAGACGGTAGGTATGGACCCTCTTACGAAAACAGAGATAACAAAGAACACTACTTCCGTGCATTACATGAAATGTACAGAAAATGTAGTGCTCAAGGAAGAAACAGACACTGGATATGTGAACTATCCAGTTGCATACATGACTTGGGAACGCAGAAAGAACTCATATCACGGTCAGTCTCCTATTACGGGACTGATTCCAAACCAAATCTTCATCAACAAGATTTTCGCAATGTGCATGGTCTACATGACAAATATGGGATTCCCAAAGATTTTCTACGATTCAACAAAGCTCGGAAAACTTACGAATGATGTAACAAAGGCGGTATCACTGCCTAACATGGATATGGCGGGCAAGATGATGGATTCCGTCAAGGCTCCCGACTTCTCAAATCAGATTATTCAACTGATTGACTCTACAATTCAGTATACAAAGGACTTCATGGGTGCTTCTGATGCTGCCTTGGGTGAACTTTCAAACCCTAACAATACATCTGCCATCGTTGCAGTTCAGCAGGCATCAAGCGTACCTCTAGAGATTCAGAAGCTCGACTTCTATCAGTTCTATGAGGATATCGTAAGAAGCATCATTGATATCATGTCGGAATCATACGGTATCAGACAAGTACGTATCACAGAAGCACAAGCCAAGGACTTAGGCTTAGTTGACCGTCTTGCATATATGAACCCTACGGACGGAACGGAACTTCCACCTCAGATTGACCCTCTGACTGGTCAGCAGATTCAGCCAGTAGGAAGTGTACCTAAGGTAATCTACAAGACTACGATGCAGATTGATTTCAGTACAATCAAGAATCTCAACTATGACTTGAATGTAGAGATTGGTCAGTCAAGCTACTGGAGTGAAGCTACACAGGTACAGACACTTGACGGTCTTTGGGACAAGGGAGTTATTACTGATGCAGTAGCATACCTTGAAGGTATTCCCGACAAGTATCTTCCTAACAAGAAGGAACTTATCGACTCCATCAAGAAGGTGCAAGACCAGACTCAGCTCCAAGCACAGATGATGCCGCCAGTTCAGCCTATGACAGATGAAGCACTTCAACCTACGGCAGAAACCCAAGGAATGAAGGACGGTGTAGACAACAGAGCGGGCGGTGGAGACCCTACAAATGAGCAGCTTCAAAACACATATGCTGCAAGTAAAGAGTTCTATCAGTAGGACTGAGTCCAATAATATGTAAAAACTACAATACACTTGAGAAAAGACACTTCAAATGAGGTGCCTTTTTTAGTGCCAACCATAGCACTTGGGAGAATTTTAAATGGCAGAAGAAATGGTAAACCAATCATCATCTGAAACCGCAAATGACGATGTGTTTGAAACAATGTTTACAGACGATTCTACTGATGATTCTACAGAAGAGAATACAGAGGAAACAGAAGAAACTCACGAAGATGAGAATCAAGACACACAGTCAGAAGAAGCAAAAGACTTCTTGAACATTCGCTACAATGGCGAAGACAAAGCCCTTACGCAAGACGAAGCCATCATGCTTGCACAGAAAGGCATGAATTACGACAAGGTAAAGGGCAAACTCGATGCACTGGAGAACGGTGCACTCAAGTCAATTTCCGCTATCGCTGAAAGAGCGGGCATGACAATTGACGAATACGCAGAAAGATTAAACGACTTTCAAGAACAGTCAGAAATCACGCAGATTGCAAATGAGTATCAGAAGAAGCATCCCGATGTTGACGACGATGCAGCACATGAATACGCAAATGCAGTCTATCAGAACAAGCGTGATGCCAAAGCTAGACAAGATGCAGAATCTCAAGCAAAGAGACAAGAGCAAGAGAATGCATACTTTAGAGACCAAGTACAAGCTCTGTACAACTACAATCCCGATATCGACATTGAACACCTAGACACGGAAGTAATCGACGATATCAACGGTGGAATGAGTCCTATGGAAGCGTACTTGCGTTGGGAAAACAAATCACTCCGCACAAAGGCTACTAACAATGCAGTCAACAGTAAGAACAAGAAGAATGCGAACAGTGGTTTAAATTCCAATAATTCCAGTGTCGGCGGCGACCCGTTCCTTGAAGGTCTGCTTGGAAAATAAGGAGATTAAATCATGGCACAATCCGCAACAAACTACGCTGAAAAGTATTCAGACGAACTGGCACAAGCTTACTTGCAATCATCTATCATTGCGGGCAAGACAAATACAGAATATACATTTGACGGTGTTAAGACAGTACATGTATATTCCGCAGTAACACAGCCTTTACAAGACTATAAGAGAAGTGGCACATGGAGATATGGTCAGCCTAAGGAACTGGAAGATGATTCCCAAGATATGACATTAAAGCTCGACAAGTCATTCTCCATGACAATTGATAAAGGTAACTCAAAGGATAACGCTGCTTTAAAGAGAGCGGGAAAAGTTATCAAGCAACAGATTGGCGAACAGGTCACACCATTCTTTGACAAGCACGCATTACAGACATGGGCTACTGCTGCTAAAACTGCTACAAAGAATGTAATCACTGCTGCACCTACAAAGGACACAGTAGTAGACATGTTCGTAAAGGCACGTTCCATGTTTGTGAATCAGAAGATTCCAATGGGTGCAAACTGCTATGCATATGTACCTACATCTACAACATATGCTTTCTTGCTTATGAACCCTGACTTCATTTCAATTGAAAAGCTGGGCGAAAAGCATTTGACAAACGGTCTTGTAGGTAAGTGCATGAACTGGAACATCATCGAAGTTCCGGACGAATATCTACCGGAAAATACATTTGCTTTATTCACACACAAGAATGAAGTATTCGCACCTACAAAAATTGCTGAATTGAAACAGTACAGTGACGTTCCAGGTATTTCGGGCTTACTCATTGAAGGTCGTTACTATGGCGATGCATTTGTACGCAAGACATTAGTCAATGCTACAACTGGCGAACCTACTGGCACATTCGACCTACACGGTGTAATTACTGCTGAGTTCGGCGGTTAATCATAAGAGAACTTTTCAGAGTTCTCTGAAAGGAGACACATGACAGTTAAAGAATTATATGAACGTGCAAAGTCACTGATGTTTGAAAAGCAATCTTCAAAGGACTATGACAACTACTATATTCCTTGGACTAATGTTCTTCTCTCAGAGAACTTTGATTTGGAAAATTCACTTCTGCTGCGTGACGGGGAAGATGCACTCGACGAGATTCCAATTGTAACGAGTGACACAGACGAACTTCCATATCACGACGTAATCAACTATGAGATTCTGCCATATGGACTGGCGGCTAACTTCTTCATTGATGATGACTTGTCTAAATACGATATCTTTCATACGTACTATCAGAATGCACAGATGAAGTACATGAAAGGCAACGAAGTATCTATTACTGATGTATACGGAGACTGACAATGCCAATCATTCAGCAGAAGACACACAGTGCAGCAGAATTTCAGATGCTCCCTATCATTTCTCCCGCAAGTGGAGGGCTGAATATACAAGACCTTGAATATACATTGAATGTAAATCAGTCTCCTAAGCTGACGAACATGATGTACAAGAACGGTGTATTCGGTAAAAGATACGGGCAGAGACTTGCATACGACTTCAAAGTAGAAGTGTTTGCAAGCATTCGTTACAAAAACAACATCTTCATTCAGACGAATGGAGAAATCTATGAGTACGATACAAAATCTCATAAAATGACTAGCAAGTACAAAGATGCAAAGCTCTCGGAAGAAGGCTTCTTCTTTGTTTTCAATAAAGATTTGTTCTTCATGAACACGCACATTTACTTGAAACTGGAACATGGAACAACTGCAATCAAGCCAGTTGAACCGTTCGTACCTCAAGTACTGATGAACTGCAAGCCCGACGGTACGGGTGGAGATACGACACCATATGCATACAACATGCTAGGTACAAAGTATCAAGTTTCATTCAGAGGAGACGGTACTACAAAAGAGTTCAAGTTCCCAAGTGAAGCGATTCAGAAAGACAAGGACGGGAAGGTTATTCCAATTGACTCTGCTAAGGTGGAAGTAAAGATTGCTTCTACAGAACATGTAGAGGGCGATGGTAGCTTTACCGTTGACAGAACAAACTACAAAATCATCTTCACTACTGCCCCACAGAAGGGAACAAACGATAACGTTTGGGTAACTATTTCAGTTACCAATCCCGATTATGTAGGTGTAATTGAGAAGTGCAAATACTGGACTGCATACGGTGGAGGTAACAACTCACATCTGTTCCTTGCGGGCAATGGCACATCACGCTTCTACTATTCAGATACTGCTGATGCTTCCTACTTTCCCGAAACGAACTATATGGAAATCGGCAATTCAGAAGATGATATCACGGGATTCGGCTTGCAGTATAGCAGACTGATTATCTTCAAGCCTACTGAACTGTATGAAGCTACATATCAGTTTGGAGTGGATTCGACAGATACTACTCGATACTACTTCAATACAAAACCAGTCAACAACAGTATCGGATGCGACTGCCCCGACTCTGTTCAGTTGATTGATTCACGTCTTACATGGCTCAACAAGACATACGGTGTATGTACACTGTGCTCTTCCTTAATTGAAGATGAGCGGAATGTAAGACCTATTTCTAGAAATATCAACGGTGGTGTACGTGCCAAGGGACTGCTAGATGAAGAGAATCTAGACAAGTGCAAGTCAATCGACTTCGATGGCAAATACATACTGTTTATTAATAACCATGTATGGATGTGGGATTACAATCTAGCACCATACACAGACTCAAGTACAAGGTATTCTCTTGATGAACTTGCTGAAAATACTGCGTGGTTCTACTGGGAGAATATCGGCTACAACGGTCAGATTGTCACGAATGCAGTTGCACTTGACAGAGAACTGTTCTTCATTTCTGATGCTAAATTCTGCAAGTTCACAAATTCATGTGACGACTATGGCAATGAAATCTACGCAGTGTACGAGACACCGATGTTTGACGGAAGTCACTTTGAATCACTGAAAACAGTCAAAAAGGCATTCTTTGAAGCTCGTGCCGACACTGCTTGCAATACAAAAATTACATATATAACAGACGAAAATTCAAACGGAGAAGAAGATGCTGAACCAATTGTTGTTACTCTAAGCCTTTGGGACCAGTTCCACTACAACACATTCGGTTGGACTACATACAAGTATGCAAAGACCTATACGAGAAAGTGCTCACTCAAAAAGATTTGCTTATGGGGTGTCAGACTAGAGAGTGGATTCTCAAAGACTGATAAAGGCAAAGATATGAGTATTTCTTCCATCAAGTTTGAATACACGATTGTCAAGGAGATTAAGTAATGGATAAATTTGAATTTACTCCAAAGAAAGGGTTTGAAGATGCTTCTGCATATCCCGACCCAATCTCTGAATCTGAGACACGAGAGCAACTGATGCGACCATCGAAACAGTTGGCTGAGTATATCAACAAAGATGTATTCAATGCGATTGTCTCTATCAGTGGTGCATCGGGCAATCCAACCGCAATCAGTCAGATTCAAAAGATGCTTAACGACTACAAAACTAATGTAGACGATACATTAAAAAATTCCAGACACGTTTTTGTTACAAAGGACGCTTATTCAGCCCTTGGAGATGCAGACAAGAACAATGGAAGTATTTACTTTATTGGAGATTAACAATGGCAAGAATTTTAAAAAACGGAGTTGAATATGGTGTTGGCGGGCAGACGCTTACTGACAGAATTACTGCTTATACTAATGAAAATGCAAATGACTTGAAGGACGCACTTACTGCAAAATTGATATGGCAAAATGCGGCACTCACTGCAGAATTTGCCAGTCAGACTATTCTCCTGAGCGGTAACTATGATGCGGTGTTAGTTGTATATAGAACATGGTATACATCAGCTCCGGTGTCTGTACGAATTGTATTCAACAACAACACTCTTACAGAATTAAACGTTACAGACAATCGAATATCATACAGACGTTGCAAACTGAACGGTCAATCTCTGACTTTTGAAAATGGAAACAATGTCAATCCGTATGGAAAGTCTGCTCCTTCGAATGGAATAGTAGTTCCAACACATGTATATGGCTTAAGTTTAAAGAGAGGTTGATATGAAATACACAATTAACACTGATGAAAATGGCTACATCTTATCTATTGCAAATACAGAAAATGACACAGATGAAATTGATCTAGGTTCCCTAGATTTAAGCTTTCTGAACTGTTATAAGTACGAAAATGGAAAAGCAACTTTAGATGAAGAAAAAAAGCAGAAGATGCTGGACGAAGAAAAAAGCAAGCCATATGTTGCAACATACGAAGAAAGACTTGACGCAATAGATTCGGCAATCGAAGCCCTGGCAGAGATGATAGGAGGAAGCGAGTAATGGTTAAATGGTATTTGCTACAGATTCAGATGAACCGCATGACACTGGAAGAAGTTCCTAAAAGATGGCACGATGCAGTGGCAGAAGCATTAAACAAATAATCACATTATTTCACATAAAAATCTTATGAATAGTACTTTTCTTTCCTATTAGAAAATACTGTAGGTAGACTGTCAGACTTGACACAGAATCAGACAATGACTCTAGGTTCTGCTATCAGTAATACCGCAAAGGATATTGCATTAGGTCAGGCAAGTCTGCAACAACAGATTTCTAATTGCTGCTGCACGACACAACGTGCGATTGACGGTGTTAACTACAATAACGCTATCAATACTGCAAACATTCAAAAGACAATTGATGACAGATTTGCTCAGATGGAAAGGTCTAGACTTGAAGATAGAATTTCTCAGCTTGAGCAGATGAACAGTCAGTTGTTCCTAGCACAACAGATGACTGGTGTAGTCAAATATCCAATGAGCTTTGGATACAATGCGGGAACAAATCCGTTCTGTCATCAGACAACAACAACACCAACTACAACTGGTTAAGCAAAGGCACTCATAACGAGTGCTTTTCTTATTGCGATTTAGCCAAGTGGTAAGGCAACGGACTTTGAATCCGTTATCACTAGTTCGAACCTAGTAATCGCAACTATTAAAGGAGAAAACAATGACAACTTACGACAGATTAACTTTTGGAATGAAATGCTTGAACGTTTCTCAGATTGGTTCAGCCTATGACGGAAGAAATCACTACTCACATGTGTCTTATGAAGTAGACCTTGCTGGAATGGATACTGGAGCAGATGTTTGGAGAAACAAGATGCCTAACACGTACTGGTACTGTGCTGGGGCTTGGGGCAATGCAAACACTGGCAATACTAGATTCTTCTGGTCTTGTGACAAGAATGGCAAGGCAAAGAAGGTTCTATGTGCAGATGGCTACCTAAGATATATCACACTTGCACTTACACACTCTAGAAAAAGTTTCACAGTAGGTCACTACTACAAGTTCAACGAAATCATGTATCAAGAAGGTACAAGCGGAAGAGCTACGGGCAACCATATCCATCTTGAGGTATGTGCGGGACACGTTAGAACAAAGTATAGAAACCGAGTAGGTGGATATAACTTGGCAAACATGCTTCCAGCAAACAGAATGATGTTCTTACTCAATGGATATTCCTACATCAAGAATGGTGGAGGACTCTCATGGGAAACAACTTCTACAGTTCCTTACACAGTCGGTGCATCAAGCGGTACATATGTTACTAAACCAACTCACTGGAACCGCAAGTTAGCAAAAGGAAAGACATATACAGTCATTCCAAAGCAAGGTTTGAACTTGCGTAAAGGAAACTCTACAAAAGCACCAGTTATCAAGACAGAACCATGTGGCACAAAACTCTACTATTACGGTGGATATGCATACAACGGTAAAGAAGCATGGGTATGGGTAACAGATGGAAAGAATGAAGGATTCGTCAAGGGAGACGCAAATTATTTGAAAGGCTACATTGCCTAGGAGGAAATTATGGTTTTAAGTGATAAGACATATAACGTATTAAAATGGGTAGGCTTAATTGTATTACCCGCTATCGCAACACTTGTAAAGGCAGTGTTCCCAGTTTGGAACTTGCCTTATGCTGATGCAATTGCTACTACTTGTACTGCATTAGGTGTATTTGTAGGTACATTGATTGGTGTATCTCAAGCAAATATGAAACCCGAACTAGATGCAGAAGAAGAAGCAGTAGTTGATTTAGTCGGCGAAGATAAAGAAGAAACAAACGGAGAGGGGTAATGGCAGTAGATTCTTCTACTGTTGTTGCCATCATTGTTGCAATGCTAGGCAGTCAATGGTTTGGAAACTGGGTACAGAATACATTTTCAAATACTAGCAATAAAGTAATGTTACAGAAACTGAAAGAACTTGACTTCAAAGTTGACAAGAATCAAGCAGAAACATATCGTACACGAATCTTGAGATTCAATGGAGAAATCAAAAGAGGTGTACATCATGATGAAGAAGAATTTAATGATGCAATAGAAGCTATAAACGGTTATGAGGACTTCTGCAAAAGGAATCCTAACTATCCAAACAATAAGGCAGTATTAGCAATCAAGAACATAAAACATGTGTATGAAAAAGCATATGAAAACAACGACTTTTAGGAGGAAAACCTATGGCATTTATCAATAATGGTGGCGGTGGAAGCAAAGACCGAACATACGTAAACAAGAAAACTGGTAAAAAAGTTACTGGTTCTTCCGCAGTACATGGTGCAATGAAAAATGCGGGATACAGAGTCCAACCGTATCCATACAAGCAGAAGAACAACCCACCAAGCAATAGCGGTGGAGGTGGCGGTACTGGTGGAGGTTCAAGACGATATTCTACCAGTTACGCTTCAAGTGGACCAAGTGCATCAGAATTAGCAGCTCAACAAGCTGAAAGAGAAGCACAAGAAAGAGCAGCAGCACAAGCAGCAGCGTTAAAGGCAGCTATGCAAGCTAGAACTGATGCAGTCAATGCGGCTAACAGTGCATTAGACCAGCAAGGCAAGGCACTTGAAGGTAAGTACAATACAAGTCTTCAACAAGCTCAGGGCGACTATCAGACACTCAGAAATCAGAATGATGTGAACTACATGCGTGCTTTGTACAATCAGCGTGAAGCACTTGCTAACAGAGGAGCATTGAACAGTGGTGCTGGTCGTTACGAAAACCTTGTAACTGGCAATGCGTACAATAACACTCTGAATAAAATCAACTCACAAGAAATGTCTGAAAGACAGAGTATCCAAGACAATATTGCGAACATGTGGGCTAACATTGCACAACAGAAAGCAGCCAACAACAACACTACTTTAGATAACTATACAAGTGCATTGCAGAATATCATCAATGCCAACTACAGTGGCTACAGTCCAACTGGTTCAGACTACTATCAGCAAGCACTGAGTACAATGAATGGAGCATTTGCTACACCAACTAATGCCAATGGTGGAACTACTAAAGACGGTGTATCCGCATATGCTAGATTACTTGCGAGCTTAGGATATGACATCTAGTCCAATCAAGCCAGTTGTTGGTGTTTCTCCAATGAAACAGAACAGTCCTTATGCACGAATGAGAACAATTGCAAGACAGATGCGTAACAACATGCATAAGACTGCACAGAACCAAAGATACGTAAGAAGAAACGGAACATACAAATAGGAGGTTCTCATGGCGAAAAAAAAATCAAAGAAGATTAACTGGGGCGGAGGAGCTGGATTCTACGACCCTAGTACTAAGACTAAAATCAACAGTAGTGTCAAGAATGAACAGTACAAGAAAAGTCTAGAAAAGAAAAATACAACAAGTACTACAAAAAATAATAATAAGTCATCTGAATCTCCAAAAAATACCCCTACTGCGAAAAGCGGTGGGGGTTCTTCTTCTACACAGAAGAGTGGAATTGAAGTAAGAAATCAGAAGCAAGCACAGAGAGAAGCCAAGATTGCAGAGAACCATCAGAAACTATATGAAGTAAATCCATTCAAGAGTTCAAACAAATCTGTAAACAAGGCAATTCAGACATCTATTGACCAAAATGCAATGCGTAACGGAAACAAGACAAGTGATGCAGATGCAAAGGCAAAGATTCAGAATGAAGTGTTCAAACAGAAACGTGCTGAACTTGAAAAGTCTGTCAACAATGCAAAGACAACAGTTTCAAATGCAGTGAAGAAGCAAGCACAGACAGTAAAGGAAAACTTTATTGACAGTGAACTGCGTCAGAGGAGACTGAATGAAAACAGTCAAGCAAATATTGATTTGGCAGATACACAGACTGCACTTTCTAGAAACGGACAAGTAGATAACCCTACTTGGAAGAATAAAAAGACTAATAAAATCAATCTGAATGATGCTACACAAGTAAGCAGACTGAATAAGAAAGCTACTGAAAGCAGTGAAACTATTCAGAAGAACTTGGATAGAAATGCACTGTTAGGAGTAATTGCGGATACAAATGCATCTTATGTAAAAGGTGTAGAAAATGCAGTATCCAGTGGGCTACAGTCTCCAGCGAATGCATTAGCTACAGTAGGTAGAGTTGTAGGAAACAATACATTACAAGATAAGGCTGGTGGCTTTGCACAAGATATGTACAATGCTACTGCTGCAGCTGACAAGGCAATGCAAGACAATAACTCTGTCTACAGTAATGCTATCGGTCAGACTTTCTCATCAGTAGGTAACATGCTACCTCAGACACTTTTAGGTCTCAGTGGTGTAGGAAAAGCTGGCACTTTAGGCTTAATGGCTGCTAACGTGTACGGAAGTGAAATGTCTAATGCTATGAACAACTACATGGCACAGAATAACGCTGAAAAGTATTCTGATGTAAGCAATGACCTATTTGCTCGTGCAAACCTATATGCATTAGCTAGTGCGGGTAAAGAAGTTGGAACTGAAATGATGGATAAAGTCATTCCAGGTTATCAGAAGCTAAACGTCAATGACATTCTTGAAGAAGGTCTTGAAGAAGTGGCTGGCGGTGTGCTTGAACCATACATCAATCAGATTCTAACTGCTAACAGTGTTGGAGAAGGACTCAAGCAAGGTACTAAGGAATTAGGAGAATCCATTACAAGTGGAGACTTGGCTAAACAAGGCATTATGGGAAGTGCAAGTGCATTACTTGCCAACGCACCATACTCCATCGCAGATACTGCAAGCAAGGCAAAGACAAGGTCAGAAAATAATAAATTCATTCAAGAGCATGGAACAGAAACAGAAAAGAATTTTGGTCGTGTTGTCAGTGACTACAATCTTGCGAAAGAAAACTACGGAATTACAAAGAACGATACTTCAAAGAGTATCATCGACAAGACACAATACAATATCAACCATGACAATGGTGTTGTTTCAGATTACATGGTTAACAACAGTAATGAAACATTCAGAAGATATGCTAGAGACATTCAAGCAGAAGCAATCAGAAATGCTATCGGCAGTGAAAGAACAAATCAGCAGACAAATGCTTTCATTAAAAGTGTAAATGACAATAATCTTGCAGTTGAGTTTGCAGATAATGTAAATGTTAATGGAGAGAAAGTTTTTGCAAAACTCAATGGCGACAATGGAATTACGTTTGATAATTCAGTCTTAAAAGATAAAAGCATAAACTTAGACGAAACATTACGTCAGACTTTGGAAAAAGGCTATGCATTAAAATCAGAAAATGTATATGTTGCGGACAAACCAACACCATCAGAAGATACACAAAAAGGGGATGTCGAAGATGGTACATTAGTTCTTAATACAGAATTACCATCTGACCCGAATGGTTTGACAGATGAGCAGAAAACTCAGATGTTAAGAGACCGTCATGAGCACCCCGAATATGCATATCAGACTGGAGAGGTAACTCGTTCAAGGAAAAAAGCAAAGACTGACACTGATACGATTGACTTAGGCACAGATCCTAATGGCATGACTAACGAGCAGAAGAACCAAGTCTTAGCTGAAAGAAGAGCGATGTATGAGCAAGGCATGAACGCTTTCAAACTTAGAAGTCCTCAAGAAAGAACGGATTTTGAAACTGACAGAAAGTCTGCACAAGAACTGAATGAACGTGCCAAGAAAGCATCAGAAACTGGCAATAAGGCAGAGCTAGGGAATGTACTGCGTGAATCCTCAGATGCATCAGAAGAAACAAAACAAGCAGTAAAAGAAACTGTACGTGAAGATAATAAAAAGGCTGCAAAAGAACTTACTGGCAAGGATATCGACAATAAACTTGCAGATGCAGTTACAGATGTTGCAGAAGATGTTATTACCAAAGCATATAAAGGTGTTCGTGATGCTGCACAAGGCAAGCATGGAGAAAATGCTGAACAACGTGCAAACGCAAGAGAAGCATCTGAAAGCGATGATTTCAGATATGAAACTGCTAAAGACGCTGATACATTAAAGAGTGCTCAAGAAAGAATTGATGCGTTCAAGAAAGATGGAAAACTAGATGTTAACAGTTCTAATGAAATGCTGAAAGACATTAAAAAGGCACAAGAAAATTCACTCAAGTCTACTAGAAAAGATGGCTATCTAAGCAATGAGCATCAGTATGAACAAGAATATGTAACAGAAGCTACAATTCAGTTGGCAGACATTGAGAATAGCTATCGTGCAAAACTTGAAAAGCAAGGATTAGACGTAACTAGAAACTTTGATAACAATGGGGTTTCTTATGTTGTTAAAGACGCAGAAGGTAACGAAATTCATAATGAGCTGACAAAGGCTTTGCAAGACTCTGCAACCAACGCAACAGAAGCAAGAAAACTCGTTATGGAAGAAGCGTCAAAGAGTGCAGTCAAGATGCGTAATATGCGAAAACTGTGGTCTGCAATGCCTAAAGAAGAAAAAATCTATGACTTGCAGAAACTCGTCAAAGACACACAAGCAATGATTGACAAGAACGGTCAAAACAAAAATGGCGAGCATATCTTACAACTTGATGAAGAATTGATGAAACAGTTTGATGCAGCAGAAAACAACAGTTCCAAGCAAGGAGAACTGTTTGACGAAATTGTTAAGGATTTGGCTCGTCAGACACCAAGAAAGTTCAGTGACAAGATTAATTCTTACCGAAATATCTCTATGCTTCTTTCTGTTCCTACTAACTTACGTAATATTGTAGGCAACATGACATCTGAGTATTTAAGCAAGTTCTCAAATATCGGTTCAAGTACGATTTCACTTGCATTAGACAAAGCGGGCTATTTCCAAAAGGCTGAATTAGATTTAACAGACGCTAAGAATAAATATTACTATGATTTCAGTAACAAAGTTGTAGCTAATGCAGTTAAAGAAATCATGAACAAAAACAGTAATGTCAAGGCAGACGGTATACTAGCAAAGGATATCAAAAAGTGGAAGGGTGGAGCAGATAATGTTGATGCATTCTTGAATCGTAACGCTGACTTCAAGAACAGACTACAACACAATGTAGGTACAAAACTTGTTGAACTAGCAAAACAAGAAGGTGCTTTAACAAAAAATGGTCATTTCACTGCTAAATTTCTAAAAGACAATGCTGATTCTATTCAGAAGATGGTAGTAGAATCCTACAATCAGTCTGCAAAAGCTAAAGCATTAATGTCAGAAAGCAGTTTCTTACGTGAAGATGGAACACTTGCTAAGGCTACAAAGGAAAATAAAGCAGTTGCAGAACAATTCCTAAAGGAAATTGGCGGAGAAAAAGGAGCTACTGGAGACTTCAACGGTAGATTTGCCAGTGGCGATGCACTAGGAAATACTGGAAACAATGTAGATGCTAAGAGCAAGTTTAAAGATGCTTTTAGAGAAGAAACATTTGTAGGCAGAGAATCTAAACTACTGAAAAAGTATCTAGGGCAAGAAACTGGCAACATGACACACGATGCTCTTGCTAAAGCAGCAAAGACAGTTTTTGGCGAGGACTTTAATGTAGGTATCATGCATAACTCAGAAAAGATGACAAACTGGCTATTGAACAATGGTATATTTGGCGATAGTGCATTCTTCCAAAGCAGTTACGCTAATGAATGGGCAAGATACATTGATTCTAATGGGTACACTGCAAGCGTTGAAAAAGGCGAAAATGGAACTGTCTACAAGTTCATTGATAAAAATGGCAATGTTTTAGATGATGCAAAAGCAAATGTACTGATGGAAAAGGCTAATGCGTTCTCCGTTATCGAAGCACAAGAAGCAGTATTCCATCAAGCAAGTGGAACTGCTGAAATTATTAATAAATTTAAACAAAGAGGACCTATGCAAGCTCTGTTAGCTAATGCAGTGATGCCATTTGCAAAAACACCTATCAATATCGCTAAGAACTCAGTTACATACAGTCCTATCGGTCTTTTGAAGGGTGTATATGAAATGACTAAAGGTGTGCAGAGTGGCAGATGCACTGCTGACCAAGCAATCAGACACTTGTCTAAAGGCATGACTGGTTCTTCAATCATGGTGCTAGGTGCGTATTTATTCTCACAAGGAATCTTGAATGGAACTACTGGAGACGATGACAAAGACAGTTTTGAAGAAAGCAGAGGTAAACAGTCTTATTCTTTGAACCTTCCTAATGGAACATATTCATTGTCATGGCTATCTGTAGCAAATGTACCTTTGTTTACTGGTGTAACTGCAATGAAGATTATGACAGAGAAAGGATTCAGCTTAACAGATTCTCTTGAAGCAGTTTCAACTCTTGCGGACCCAATCGTTAATGCATCATTCATGAGTGGACTTGTAAGTACTCTAAAACAACTTGGTGGAAGTACGAACTATGATGATAAAGATGCAGATGTAGTTGCAAAGGTCATTACGAATGTTGCAAAAACATACATTACTCAGTTCTTCCCTAGTGCGGGCAAGCACATCAATACAGTACTGAACCAGTACAAAAAGAGTACTTATGACGACAACACTATAGGTCAGATTCTTAACTCTGCACAGACTGCAATTCCTTTCATGGCTGCAAACCTACAGAATCAAGTAGACGTTTACGGTAATGATGTAGAAAACGTTGGTGGAGACAATCCTATCATGCGTGCCTTATATACTTATTTAAGTATTGGTACATACAAGTCATACGATAAGACATATGGCAAGGAAGGGGACTCCTACACTAACAAGCTAGAAAAGATTGCAGAAAAGAGTGGAGACTCTAATGTGCTTCCATATGTATCTTCATCAATTCAAGGCACAAAGATGAATGCCAAGGAACGTCACGACCTTAATCAGTACATGCTGAAAAACTACAACAATCAAGTGCATAGCTTGTTTGAAAGTGGAATCTTGGACGGTTATGATTTGAACAACAAGGAAGATGCAACGCAAGTAGCTGAACTGCTAGGCAAAATCAAGAGCCATTACTTCTATGAAGCAAAGGCTAAACTGTATAGGCGTGCAAACCCAAGTGAAGCTGATTCTGTGCTGACAGATGCAACTAAAACAGTAGATTCTTTAGACAAGAGTGGTATTCCAGTATATCTATCAAAATATCTGCAAAGTCAGCAAGCAGACACTGATGGTAATGGAAATGCAATTTCTATTTCTAAACCTTTGAGAAACAGACGACTGTTAGAAACTCTTGGAAAGTATGACAACGTTATGGACTTGTACAAGCAAGGAAAGATTAATGACTTGTACAATGTTGGACTGTCTAGCACAGTTGTAAAAATGTCTCAACAACAGTATGAAGATAAGCTAGATGATTTGGATAACGGATTACTTACTGGATATCAGTCTAAGTCTGATGACGAAAGACGTGATGATACATTCAGTGATTTAGAGACAAATCAGAAATTCGCTGATGCACTGACTTCACATGATATCGACTATGGAACATTTGCCAACTACAAGACTATCAAAGCCGACAAGAAAGATGGTAAGACAGTCTATAATTCCAGAGCTGAAAAGATTATTGCTCAGATGGAAGAAGATGGAGTGCTTGAAGGTTTCAAGAAAGGAATCAGAGACGGTTCGTTCAACTATGACAATATCACTCAGTTTGGACTTACATCTAAGCAAGTAGAAAAACTGCTCGGTTTGAAAGTACAAAAGAAGAGTAACGATGACGATGATTCATCTAGTGGAAGTTCATCAAGTGGCTACAGTAGACGTTCTAGAAGCAGTTCAAGACGTTCCCGTGGGTCTAGAAGAATATCAAGCAGAAGTTCATCAAGCACTTCTACAACAGAGGAAACACCTACATTTGACATCAGTGGTGCATTGAAAGCTATCAATAAAGGTGCATCTAAGACATCAAGTGGTTTGACTCAGTCACAGTTGCAGAGTTTATACAATTCAACTGTAAATAGCCATAATTCTAGAATCAGCCAATTGCAGACTCTAGTAAATAAAGGCAAGAAGTAAGGAGAGCGTATGAGACGTGGAACAACACCAACATACGACATTACTATTTCGGACATGAAAAACGTCGAAGATGTTTGCTTGGCATTCGAGCAGACATCTTCGGGTGTCATGCTCGCAAAGCATGTTTCAGACAATGATGGAAGAAGTGGTTTCACGAGTACGGGCTGCTACTTCACACTGTCACAAGAAGAAACTGCTATGTTCTCAAAAGGTAGTGTCAAATGGCAGATTAAACTGAAATTTAAAGACGGTACTGTTTCAAGTACAGACTATACAAGTGAAAAGGTAATTGATGAAATTCACGAGGAGACTTGGTAATGGATTCAATCAAAGGTAGTACACAAGTAAATTTAACAGTATTGAATGAAGATAGAGACTTTGCAATTGATTCAACCAAAGATAGTACACAAGTAAATGTAACAGTATTGAATGAAGACAGAAAAGTTTATTTGAGTGCTACGCAGACTGAACATGCAGTCGCTGTAGAAGTAAACGAAATCTTTGGAACTGGTGTGCTATCTGTTACTCAGACAAAATTATCGCATGAAAACGGTGGAGAAAACGAATTTGCAGTTGTACTTACAAATGGCAATACAAGCAAGTTCAAGTACTACAACGGAGAAAAAGGCGACCAAGGCGATAAAGGAGACAAGGGAGACAGAGGGTACGGTATCAAATCTATCGAATTTAAAGATGATTCCACGATGCATATCACAGTGGAAGATGGAAATACTTATGACTCCATGCCCTTGAGAGGGCAGCAAGGTCTCAAGGGAGACAAGGGAGATAAAGGGGATAAAGGCGACCGAGGGGTACAAGGACCACAAGGAATAAAAGGAGATACTGGTGCACAAGGTCCACAAGGTGTACAAGGTGTTAAAGGCGATAAAGGCGAAACTGGCGGTGTTATCGTTCCTACATTTATTTTAGATAAAGACGGTAACTTGATTATGTATTATGACGACCCAACGAAATAAAAGGAGACAAGATGGCAACAACAAGAATTGATTTAGGAAACATTAGAGGTCCACAAGGACCTAAAGGCGACCAAGGTATTCAAGGACCACAAGGCATTCAAGGACCAGTTGGAGCTACACCAAAGATTACTGCAACTGCTACGGTAGACGCTACAGTAGGAACTCCAAGCGTTACAGTTACTAAAGGCGGAACAGATGCAGCACCAACACTTTCATTTGCGTTCAAAGCAGTAAAGGGTGTAAAGGGAGACGCAGGACAACAAGGACCTCAAGGTGTACAAGGCGAGAAAGGTATTCAAGGAGCTACTGGACCACAAGGACCTCAAGGTGTAAAAGGAGAAAAAGGCGATACACCATCATTTGAAGTAGGGACAGATGGGCACTTGTACGTTATTTGGGAGTAACTTATGGGAGCTAGAATCGACTTAGGATACATTAAAGGTCCTAAAGGCGACAAGGGAGAAACTGGACCAAGAGGACCACAAGGTATTCAAGGACCCCAAGGAGCTACGGGTCCGCAAGGACCACAAGGTGTAAGTGGAGCAACTGAACATGTAGAAATTACACAATATGATTATGACAGATTGACATATGCTCAGAAAAATAATGGAAAAGTTTATTTCATTGAATAAAAAAATGTGGTGTAGCTATGGAACTGATAAGACAATTAGCCGAGCAGATGGAAGATGAGATTTGTGATAGTAAACATTATGCAAAGTGGGCAGTAGAAGTGAAAGACAAATACCCTGAACTTGCAGAAACTCTATATACAATCTCATTGCAAGAAGAAAAGCATATGCAGATGTTACATGATGCAACAGAGAAAATAATCAGTGGATTAAAACAAAAAAATGTTTCTATTTCTTCTGACATGTTAGCTATCTATGATTATCTGCACAAGAGACAAATCAAAGAGCGTGAGCACGCTCTCAGATACCAAGAATTATATAAAAAATAGAATTAGTTGTTGTAAAATATTTTTGGCTAGGTTAATATATTTATGTAGTTGTTTTTCCAACTATACAATGATGACTAACTATGGGAAAGGGAGAGGGAGCAATCCTTCTCTTTTTCTGTTTGTGGTATAATACATATGGCTGGAATAGTTTTTGGTCATTTTATTTAACACCTCTATGATAGTAAGGAACCACTGAAAAGTGGTTTTTTACTTTGTGGTATAATATAGGGGTAGCAATGCAATACCCTTAATTGCTACTGGGCTTCATACAGTTTTTGACTTATTTCTGTATGTTTTCTTATAAAACTCCTTTCGGTAAAAGACCACTGCAAAGTGGTTTTTTGCTTTGTGGTATAATATTGATGTGCAGAAAAGTTCATTCGAAATTAATACCTAAAAGACTCCTAACAATCAAATGAACAAGTTACGCACGAAAAAATCCCTACTAACATTTTTACCTAACTAACATGGAAAAAAGGGCACTCAAATGAGTGTCCTCTTTTCTTTTTCTACTTTTTACTTTTTCTACCAAAATCTACCAAAATGTATCAGCAAGTGTCTGCAAGTACAAGCAGAAGTAGAGATTGGAAGTGCAGATATTAGCGTATTTATGCTGTTTGTAGGTGCTATCTCTATCTGTTGTGACATTCAACAATGTAAAACAGATATTCGACAACATCTGAAATCACGCATATTTACGCATTTTTTGTTTGTACTTCTACTAAAGTAGAAGATTTTTCTACCAATTTCTACCAAAATGTATATTTTTTGTCTCGTTGAATAACTGAAAATGTTACGATTGGTAAACAATTCCCTTCACATTTTCTTCCATTGCAGTAATCTTTTTCTCATCATCTGAGCGTGCATATGATACTGTCATGCTGAAATTCTTATGCCCCATCAGTTCCATTACTGTACGTGGGTCAACATTTGCAGTCACTAGTTTGGTCGAGAATCTGTGACGCAGCATATACAGATGGAAGTCAATGCCTAGACGCTTTGTAACAGTGTTTAGGTGTTGGCTTATTTTTTCGTTGTAAGAAGGTTCCCTTGATAGTCTGTAAACAAGAACTGTTCTCCATGCGACATTTCCAAGAGACTCGCTATTGTCAGATGGCAGTTCGTTGTCATTGGAACGTCTCTCACACTTGATTCTGTTTTTGTTTTTCCTAGCGTGTACTCCTCTGTGTTTGAACTTCTTATGGAACGTCTTACTTTTATTACTCCGTGTGTCAAGTCAATGTTTTCTCTTTGGAGTGCTGAAACCTCGGAAGGTCTCAATCCAGTCTCCATCATAAGAATCATGAAGTGAGCAATGACTTTATTGTTGTAGGAATCGGATTCATTCCTTCCAGTTGTAAGGAAGTAGTCTATTATCTTTTTTACATCTTCGTCTGAGACAGACTGGTTTCGTTTGTCTACTGCGAGCTGAGACTCTGGAATCACAACTTGGTCCATAGGATTGACAGTGATTAACCCTAGCAGTCTAGCAGTTTTGATAATCTTCTTCCATACAGTAGCTACTCTGTTGATACAGTTGTCTGAACAGTCATATATCATGTTGTTTAAGCATGACTGAATATCAAGAGCAGTAATCTCGCAGATGTCGCACTTCCCATAATATGGCTGAATGTGCTTCTTGTAATAGCTTCTTATCTGCGACTGATTTCCAAGTGTTACTTTATTAATCCTTATATGGTCTTCGATGATTGTATCAAGGTCTCGTTTTGTTCCAGTTGGTAGCCCGTGCAGAAGCAACTCGGCTCTTTTCAAGTCTCGCCATTCACATGCTGCATCTAGACAAGCTGATGGAGTGGGGTAGTCTGAAACGCTGAATGTCTTTGTAATCTGTCTGTTGGTATTGTTGGCTTTGTAGGTAAATTTGACCGTGATATATGTATGGTTACTCTTCTCGGTCACGACTATGTATTTTTCTTTGCGTAATTTCATTTTATTGTCCTCTAATCATTTTTAAGCATTTCTTTGATAGCTCGCTGAATGTGCGGTGGTGCTCGATAATAAGCCTTTAGCAGTTCCATATCTTCTAGAGTTATTTCTTCCTTATCAACTTGACCAAATAATAGATAAGAAATTGAAACATCGAAGATATCAGCTAATAGAGATATTTGTTGAGTTGAAATATCTTGCTTGCCAAGTTCAATTTTCGAAATACTATCTCTATTCTTTAAACCCATTGCACTCGCTAACTGTTCTTGCGTCATTCCTTTTCTGACTCTTAGAAACCTTATTCTCTTTGACAAATCGTTTCCTTGCTCTTTCATATGTTCACCTCCTTTCCAACTATATGATACACTGCATCGAACAAAAAAGCGATAAAAAATCGAATTTATTATAGACAGTCGATAAAAATGGTGGTAATATCTTCTTGTCGAAAGAAAATCGACAGAAAGGAGTTTTAATATGAGACAGAACCTATTTAGAGCAAAACTTGCAGAAAATGGTCTTTCACAGAAAGACGTAGCAAAAGAGCTTGGAATGGCAGAGAATACCATTACTCATAAGATTAGAGAGCAAAGCTTTTTTGGTATCAATGATGTAAAAAAAATATCAAAACTATTGAATTTAACTAAAGATGAAATTTTTGATATTTTTTTTGCAGATGATGTCGATTAAATATCGACAAGAAAGGAGTACACAATGCTCACATGGTCAACGAGCGACTTAGCTAGAGAACTACACACAGACAGAAACAAAATCGACAATCTGAGAAATGCTGGACTGTTACACGCTATCAAGATTGGAAAAGGATTTGTGTTTCCCGAAGAAGAAGTAAAGAGATTTTTAAGAGAAATGTTAGACAAGGATATCTCAAATCAAGAGTCAATTGATGAAGTCAGAGAAGAAATGGAGAAGGTATTGAAATGATTAAGGTAGACAAATTAAAAGTAGAAATGGATGGAAGAACAGATAAGTTGGTAAAAGAACTCTGTTTTGCACTGATTACTATTCGATTCAAAGCACTAGACGGAGCGATAGATAGAGGAATTGACGAAGAAGCATTCGACAGTCAATTTAAGATGCTTGTACTTGGTGGGGTAGCAAATTCACTGTCAGATGCGGAAGATGGCTACATCTCAGAAGAAAATGTTGCACAGAAGCTATCTGAAATTGCTGAAAGAGCATATGAAAAGTGCAAGGAGACAAACAAATGACAGAGACAATGAACATCTATCAGAAGATGCAAGCAGTCAAATGTGAACTGCAAAAGAGCGTTGATTCAAAGAGTGGAAAGAATGATTTTGCTAAATTCAACTATTTACAGTTGACGGATTTCTTACCAAAACTGAACGAACTGAATACAAAATACGGATTATTTACACAGTTCCAAATCATCACATCTTACAATCCCGACGGTGTGAAGATTGAAAAGGCAGTATTAAAAATCGTTGATACAGATGATACATCTAAAGGATTGGTTTATGAGAGTGAAACTGCTGATGCAATTGTCAGAGGTGCAACTGCAATTCAGAATCTAGGTTCGCTTCATACATACATGAGACGTTATCTTTACGTCGAAGCATATGACCTCGCAGTAGAGGACGACCTCGACAAGAGAAGTGGAGTGAGCCAAGACAAAAATGGTTCCCTAGTGGCAGACAATGGCAAGCGATTTGCTTCAAAGGCACAGGTCGCAATCCTCAAGAAAGGCGATGCAGAACGTGTCGCTAACATGATGGCTTTCTACAAGGTGCAGAGACTGGAAGATTTGACAGTCACACAAGCATCACAAGCAATTGAACAGTTGAAGAAGCCAGTCAAGACAGAGGAAGAATCATGCTAGATATCACAACAAAAGACAATGAGATTGTGCTGGGCGAAAAGGCACAGAAAGCAGTCGAAAAATTAAGAAACCTACAGTTGCAGATTGCAGAAGCAAAGCAGATTGAAGGGGAAATGAAAGAATCACTCTTGAAAGCCATGGAAGAACATGGAATCAAGAAATTCTCTAATGATGTAGTTACATTCACTTATGTTCCCGAAAGCAAGAGAGTCGTAGCAGACACAAAGAAGATGAAGGAAGACAACATCTTTGATGACTATTGCAAGTCGTCAACAGTCAAAGCGTCTGTACGCATCACATACAATGATTGAATTTATAGAAGAAACTCACACTTATCTTGTGGATGGAGTGATTACACCGAGTGTGACCACTCTAATCCATGAGATATGGCTGCCGAGCATGTACAAAGGTATCAATGCAGACACACTGAAACGTGCAGCAAGCTATGGGACCAAGGTGCATGAAATGATTGAGAAGTGGAACAAAGGCGAAGAGACAGACGTAGACAGAAAATCATTTGAAGGTCTTGCCCTGAGAAGATATCAAAGCCTTGCAGAAGAGCACGTAATAAGGGCAGAAATGCAAGAAATTCCAGTTGCCTATGTAAGAGACGGTAAAGCACTTTATGCGGGCAAATTTGACTTCTATGGGCTTGTAGATGGCAAGAAAACACTGATGGACTACAAGACTACATCTAAATACTATCCAAAGTATTTAAGTCTACAGTTGACACTGTACAAGATGGCACTTGAACAGACATATGACGTAAAAGTTGAAAGCCTAGCGTGCATGTTTCTACCAAAGAAATCATACGGAAATCTGTTTGAAGTAGAAGAAGTCAACGGAGAGCAGTTGATAAAGGACATATTGACATATGGCACAAAGCATAATGCAGAAGTATGAGAACGGTCAAATCGTTAAAAAATGCTATCTGACTGGAAGCACTGAGAACCTAGACAAACATCATTGTATGAATGGACCGTTCAGAAAGAAAGCAGAAGCATATGGGCTTTGGGTGTTCATTCGACATGACGTACACATGAAACTGCATCAGACACCACAAGGGCAGAAGGTCGCTATATGGCTCAAGCAACAAGCACAAGAAGCCTTTGAGCGAAAGTACGGTCATGAAAAGTGGATGAAGGAATTTAAAAGGAACTACTTATGAATCTAGATGGAATCGACTTAATGAATCGTGGGGAAGAACTCACTGAGGAACTAAACACCACGATTGACAATTATGAACAAGCGGGAATCAAGCTCGCTGAACTGGATAGAGACTACAAAGTTCTCTACAGAAAGAAAGCATTAGTAGAAATGGCTAGTGGAATGAAGATTACTTTCATCAGTCAGTTTCTAGTAGGAGACGAAGAAATTGCGGAAAAGAGATTTAAGAGGGACTGTGCGGAAACGAAATACAGAACGCTCGGAGAAAAAATCAACGCACTCAAACTACAGTTGCGACTTAATGACTCTGCAACCGTACGAGAGTGGTCTCGATACGATAGTGATTAGTGGTCGGCTGGTAAGTCTGAATGAATATATTTCTGCTGAACGTGGAAATATGTATCATGCAGCATCGCTAAAGCGACAGTTAGAAGAAAAGACAATTGCAAGTGCAATCATGGCTTGTGACATGGGTAAACTCCACAAGCATACAAATCCGTGTGAACTGTGGGTTACGTTTGTTGAAGCAAACCACAGAAGAGATTTAGACAATATCAGCTTCTGTGTAAAGGGAATCCAAGATGGACTTGTGAAGTGTGGTGTGTTTCCCGATGATTCAACTAAATACATCAATTTACTGCACTATACAGTTGCCTTTGATAAAGAGAATCCAAGAGTGGAAGTAACAATCAGGGAGAACAGAAAATGAATAAATTAATTATCAGTGGTTATTTAGGAAATGACCCAAAAATCTATGTAACACAGAGTGGCAAGAAGCAAGCAAAAGTAAGTCTGTCTGTAAAGATTGGCAAGGAATGGAAGTTCGTACCACTCACTGCATGGGACAGAGAGAATGGTGGAAATGCATCATTTGCAGAGCAGTATCTGCACAAGAAGGATTATGTGATTATCGAAGCACATGTAGATGCATATGAGACTACAGATGAAAGTGGCAGGAAGAAAAACAACATTGGTTTAGTTGTAGACCACTTTGAAATGACTGGAAATGTCACAAAGACACAAGCACCTCAGCAGACATATACAAGAGCAGAAGTTGCAAGCTCAGTACCTACAGATATCACAGAGGACGATTTGCCATTTTAAAGCCGATTTGAGGGGTATTTCTATTCAAATGGTTAATTGTTCATCTGATATATGAATACCCCCTAAAACGAGCTAAAAAGTGGGTAGAAATGGATATTATGAAGAAAGTTACTCAGAAAGATGAAGTATTGCAGTATTTGCAGTGTCATGAATACATCACAAGCATGATTGCATTCAATAAATTCAGAATCACTAGATTATCAGCAGTCATTTTCGACTTGAGAAAACAAGGTCATGACATTCGCATGGAAATGAAGAAAGGAAAGAACTCCTATTACGGAGTGTATAGCTTACATGATTAAACAGTATTCAATTAAAGCAGTTAATAGCAATCAAAGAATTTATATCAGCCAGGAAAAAGATGTACTCAATCTTAATATCTTGGAATACAAAGGAATGAGAATCGTAAACAATCGCAGTGTGTCAGTCAGCAGAAAAGAATTGTTAGATGTGCTCATCGCACTCACGGAGAAGTAATTATGGATAGAGAAGAAACAATTGATTTGTTCCGTTGCAGACTGCAAAAGAACATTTCAAGAGCCATTGAGTACACACTAGACTCTGTAGACAATTTCGAAGTTCTCGATGACAAGTTTTTCAGAGAATATGCAGCAAATCTAATAGATGATTTCGAAGATGTTCTTTCGGAGTTCCAATAATGGCAAAAAGATATTACTGGTTAAAACTACCTAAAGACTTCTTTGAAGATAAGGCAATCAAGCGATTACGACAGATTGCGGGTGGAGACACCTACACAATCATTTACTTGAAGATGCTTCTAAAGTCTATGGAAGATGATGGAAAACTTTTCTATGAAGGAATTGAAGATACTATCTGCGATGAGATAGCACTAGACATCAACGAAAGTGCAGACGATGTGCAAGTCACAATCAGCTACCTTGAAAAGAAAGGCTTACTTACTGTTACAGATTCAGAAGTTGAATTAACACGACTTACTGAAATGATTGGAAGCGAAACAGACAAAGCAGAGCTTATGAGAAAGCTTAGAAATAAGGAAAAAGGTAACAATGTTACCAAAATTAGTAACAACGTTACCAAAGCGTTACCGACTGTTACTAATTGTTACACAGAGAAAGAGAAAGAGATAGAGAAGAGTAGAGAAGATATAGATACAGATAAAAAGAAGAAAAAGAAGTCAGCTAAAGCAGACTTGAATGGAATGATTGATTCTTTCACTGAAAATGAAGAATTAAAAGATGCATTAAAAGCATTTCTAGACATGCGTAAGTCTATCAAGAAACCAATTCAAACAGAATATGCGTTTAAACTTGCGTTAAACAAGCTGAAACAACTATCTGACATTGATTCGGTAAGAATTGAGATAGTTAATCAGAGTGTTGAACACAACTGGCAGACATTCTATGCATTGCAGAATAGCTACAGAACAAACGAGGTAGAAATGCCCGACTACATGAAGAAACAAGAGAAAGGAGATATTGTCTCTACACCAGTTAGTGATGAAGCATTAGCTAAAGCGTTAGAACTACAGAGACAATTTAAAGGAAAATGAAATACTGGAAACAATTTGCAGAAAGCCTAGGGCTAGAACTAGGAGAAGAGTTTGCGATAACGGATTCATATGGCGAAAGAAAAGATGAAGATACGTACAAAATCACAGGAAATGGGCTTTACTACAGAACACCACCATCCGTAAATTGGTTCACAGAGTCAGCAAATACAATTGAAAGGCTTTTGAATGGGTACGATATAGCAGTGCCTAAGCCATGGGAACTTAAAGTAGGAGAAACATACTTTTACTACTCAGTATCGTTGAATCGAGCAACTACTCGCAAGTGGTGCAATGGAAATTATGATTTGCTTCTTTGGAAGTGTGGCAACTGTTTCAAGACGGAAAAAGATGCCAATGAAAAAGGAAAAGAAATTATGGAACAAATCAAAAAGGAGTATGAAGAAGCATGAACTACTGGAAACAATTCGCAGAAATGTTAGGACATGACATCTTAGATTGGATGGCTCAACCTTATGAAGAAAAAATCTTAAATGAAGAAGAAAGAAGATTTGTTGGTGAAGCTATCAAACCATTCAGAGAAATAGTA